TATTTGGTCTGCTAGCCATTAATCAATAATCCTATAAAGGTCTAGAATACGACGAATATGCGGTGGGAAATTTCCTGCAAGAGGGAATTGGTCGCCACGCTCGCCTTCAAAACTAAAACCTTTTTTCTCTTGGTCTTGCTTATACAGAAGTTTAACATAATCTAAAGTAGCAAGCTGTAGGTCATAAGGTATATTAGTAGATTCATACCCAGCTCTATAACTAACTTCTACACCGCTAGGGAACGGTTGAAATGAGCCAGGGCCTGCTAGTGTCATAGATGGATAAGATTTTCTACCAGAAGTAAAATTACCTACTAGGCTAGTAGTACCAGTATCTTTTGTGATTTCACCAGTATCTTTAGCAAAGTTATATTCTGCTGGTAAACTGTGTACATCTTTAACAGTAGTACTATCAAAGTGTATTAACAATGCTGTATCATTATCAGGTCTAAATCTAAAGGCAGGTGTTGTAAAATTAGTAGTATAACGAACAGAATCTGAAACTCTAAGTTCGTCTATGTGACCTTTGAAAGTACTGCCTATAGTTATAGTATTATCAAAAGTAAGTTCTGGCTCAGAGTAAGTAGCCGTTGCTATTACGTTACCATTGTAAAACAGATTTACACGTTCGTTTTCATAATCACGAGTTACAGCTACGTGTGCCCAGCGCTTTTTTCTAAACTGTTGAGCTTCTATAAAAGTATTACCACCTGTTACAGTAGTTACAGAACCATCTACTGCAGTTGTAAAAGTTAATCCTCTTTGATTTGCTAATTTTAGTTCTAAGTAATTATTAGTATCACTAGATATTCCAAACAGTACATTATCAGTAATAGTTGGTTCATCTACTCGTATAAACATTTCTACAGTAAAATCACTGTCTCCAAACTGTAAACGTTCTGGAACAGTGGTAGCTCTTACATAATCAGGTGAATCTAGTTTTAAACTTGATTTACCAAATCGTTTTGCTTTTTCAGTTATTGTAGCATTATTAACCATGTTAAATGATACAGAACCGCCTTTAGTACTAACCGGACCGCCATATATGCTGGGGTCAGCTAGTATAACATTCTCAGTTCCGTTAAATTCAGATACTTGATATACGCTGTTTAAAGGCAGTCTGTTAACAAAAACAGAAGAAACACCGCCGTCAAAAATCTCTACATAATCATTAGCTAGAATTTCTTGGCCTATGTAGTGCTCAATTACGCCAGTAGCGTAAGATACTATATTAGAAAGTCTAGCATCTTGTGTGTTACTAGAAATACTTAAATAATCTTTAACTTGAGCTAAAGTTATATAATGGTTTCTTCCTAGTCCTTCTTCAAAACTATCTGCCATATTTTATCTACCCTTTATTGAATAAGGGGAGGCGTTTGACCGCCTCCCCCGTGTTAATTCAGCTATGTAAGCTAATATTAGCCTGCTGTAACAGTTACAGCGTATGCATACTTGTTAGCGTCTAGAGCAGCAGCAGAGTTTGTAGTTAGAGCCTTGAAGTCGAAACGAGTGCTCATGTACATAGCAGTTACTTGCTGACGTGGCTCGTATTCGCTTTCAATCTCGATACCACGACGCTCAGCAATCATGAATCCAGGCTTGTAAAGTAGAACACCTAGGTGGTTACCAGTAGAACCTACGCCATCAAGGAACTCAGAGATAGCGATAGGAATACCGTATACGGCACCTACGGAACCTGTTAGATAAGTAGCGTTTGGACCAAACTTATCAACAGTGCGGAAATCCGCTGTAGTTACTAGGTTGTTATATCCTTCGATAGAAGTGATATAAACTAGGTCGTTTCCTAGCTGTAGACCATACTTACCCATTGCAGTACGTGCTGCAGCGATATCAGATGGGTCTGCTTTATCAGTGGAAGAACCTGTTGCAACAGTTAGAGAAGCGTCACCAGTTAGATTAGTGATACCTTCGATAACAGAAGCATAACCTGTACCGGCAGTAATAGAGTTAGTTGGGGAAGCTGTGAAGCCTGTTAGAGCGCCTGTTCCACGTAGGATGGACTTATCAATAGCGCGTGCAAGACGACGAGTCGCTGCATTACGTAGGAAGTCTAGTAGAGGAAGAACTGTATCTTCTTCTTCATCCTTTGCAAGGTGAGTTGTAGCCATGAATTTGTGTGGTGTGAACTCAACTGCAGAAATAGCATTTTGATTAGATGTTGGTACGTTTGTGGTATCAGCGATACCAGTTGCGTATGTGCCGGAACGGAACATTGCTACGTCGCCATCAGTGTCTTCATCTGCTACTGGAACGCGGAATGTCTTAGCGTCTACTGGTAGACGTGTAAACATTGGAGCAATAACTAGTTGCTGTTCCATTTCAGTATAAATATTTTGAGAGAAGTTAGATAGGAACTGATCGACAGTAGTTACAGCTTTCATGCGATTGCCATACTTTGTATCGAATACGTCGCGCTTATTTAGCATTTTTGCTAGTAGCACAGCGTTTGCCATTTCCTTCTCAGAGAATTGATGAGATGTACGGGAGTTCTCTGCGTATAGCATTTTGCTATTCTGAAGAGCCTTAATCTCGTCTCTATACTTAGAAATCTGAGACTTTAGCTCAGAAACTTCTTCAGTATTTGTTGGTGTATACTCACCATATTTGTCTTTTGCATCAGCTTCTCTAATGATTGCTTCACCAGTTTTTTCAACTAGATCAGCAACTCTAGGCGCTGAGACAGTAGCTGTGGCTACGTCTTTTTTAGCCTCAACCTGCTCAGTCTTTACTGTGCTAAGGTCGATTGAATCTACGACTTGTTCAGCCATTTTGTCGTTCTCCTTTGTTGAATCTTCGTGAAGCTCTTGTGTAAGATTTTTTTCTGTAATCTTGTCTTCACTTATAGTCTCTTGTGTTTTTACGACTTGTGAAATTTCTTCTGTATTCACATTAATAGTATTATCACAGTCTTTTCCATCAGCGTCAACTTCTAAAAATTTAAAGATTGGGCTTTGGGCAGTTGCAATTTCTACTACCTTGTACATTTTTTCTTTATAATTTACAAGGTCTCCGTTTGCTAAGTTAGCACCAGATAGTAGATTAACAAAAGGAATTACCTCATTAGGGTCTCTAACAACGATTTCTTCCTCTTCATCTGTTTCTTCTACTTTAGCATCAGTAGCTTTATCGACTATTGTGTCAATAGCTTTTTCTTCTACTAATTCTTCTGTCTTAGTTTCGACAACTAGTTCTTCTTCTACAGTTACTTCTGCTTTACCAGAAATAGCTTGTTCTTCAGAAGGAGACAGTGGTCTAGTGCTAGTAGTTTCTACTTCTTCCATATTCATGGGTGGAACTCCTACCATACTAATATTATGTGTGTGTCCTTCTGCTTCCTGTATAACACCAGATATTACTCGGTGCGCATGGTTAGCCATATGAGAAGCATAAGTAGTTACTCCATTACCCGTTTCGTCTAGTTCTAGAGTATGGTAATGACCTTCACACATATCTGTGATGCCTGCTTTAATTCCACGCATCATTTTTGTTTCTTCTTCAGTAGCTTCTTCAAAATTTTGTAAGAAAGAACGATATTCATCGTCTGACCCCTCAAAACTTTTACGTAAACTAAATAGAGAGTCTTGGTTACAAGGAACACTAACTATAGAAATTTCTAGCAGTTCAACATCAGTAATTAGCATAGTATCATCTTTGCTATTATACTTTCCGTCTTTAACTCTAAAACCTACGCTAAAACTCTTTAGCGCACCATCTTTAATAAGTGTATGTATACCGTAGTTTTTCTCAGCCGCTTCACTTACGTTACCCTCTACATAAATACCTTTTTTATCAACTGTAATGCTATCAAAACGGCCAATAGGGCAATCATGCTTATGTTGGTATAACATAACTGGGTTACGTCTAAAGTTTTCTACGCCTTTTGCCCATGCTTCAGCGGTAACAATATCGCCTGCACGGTCTTTAGCAGTAGTATTAGCGTATCCAGCAATTTTTAAAGACTTGTTACCTTTAGAAACTGCTTTTGCTTCGAAAGAACTATTTAAATAAAATGTTTTATCACTCATCTGTTGTTCCCTCGCTGGTAGAAGCTTGTTCTGAATCTACCGGTCTACCACCCTGGGTTGCGTCAGTTGCGCTTCCTGTAATATTTTGTGGTATTCTTATTGTATCAAGTCCGTCAAGTTTTGCAAATCTTAATCCTTCACGAGCTTCATTTGGGGTTATAATTCCCGTATTTACTAGTGTAGAATAATAAGTAGCTTGTGTTTTGTTATCAGGCTGGAGTGCGGGCACTGATAACCTATCGGGTCTGATAATTATATTGTTATTAAAATAGTGCGTAAAAGCACTAGTAAATTGATTTAAAATAGGTAATATAGTGTGCAAATAAAATAGTTTTTGGTTTGCGTCAATATTAGCATTATTACCTGACTTCAGTAGTACATAAGGTACACCAAGTGCTTTAGACATATCTTGCTGAATACGCTCTACAGAACCTTCAAAGTCTAGTTGTTCAAAGTTTACTGTAGAGAATCTATCAATCTTAAGTCCACCATCTAAAATAGCAGGGTTTCTAGCGCCATCAAAAATAGTAGTGTAGGTAGAGCGCCATGCTTCTAGTAGTCGTTCTTTGACACGCTTAGATAGAATATTATCTGTAGTAAGTACAAAACCAGGTAGCGCGTTATTTTTAAAGAACTGACGCTGGAAGTTAATCATGTAGTAGTACAGTTCAATTAATCTAAGAATAGGTTTTAGCTTAGATACACCTCTAAAAATAGATTCATCATTCTCAGCCATGATATGAATAATCTCATTTGATTCAAATCTTATAGCTTGAGATTTTCTGGTCTGCTTTGCA